ATTATAGTGCTGTTCTTGAGCGCAAATATGGGAAAGAAGGAACCGCAGAGCGTGCAAAATTTGACGAAGAAGCATATTCTTTCTATACTAGTCAGATATTGCTTGATGCAAGAAAAGAAGCTAAGGTTACACAATCCGAGCTTGCGGAACGTATCAATGTGACCAAATCCTATATATCACGCATTGAAAAAGGTGTAATGACACCAAGCGTAGCTACCTTTTATAGGATTATGAACGCACTTGGCATGAGGGTTGAAGTCGTTAAACCTATACTATGACGAGTGAAGGAAATAGGCGAATCGCTATGAATGCAAAGGAAGAACTTAAAAAGTGGAAAGATGATTTTGCTAAGGCAAAGACCGAACAAGCAAAATTAGAGCACAAGAAGCGCTTTAATACGTATGTGAACTCTTTATCATCTGCCGGGGAGTCAACAACAAAGAAGATTCTCGACACTATAAAGAATATCGGAGCAGAGTTACAATCTGCTACTTTATAAATTCAAAGCTTTTAAATTCAAAAGAGGAGCCGTGAACCAATAAAGGGACGCGGCTTTCTCGCATTACTTCACCTTTATTTTTACCAACATCTCTCTCTTATTCTTATTCATTCTAAATAGCTTGTAAATTTCCTCAAATCTTCCTATATTTGTGCGGAAACCGTGTCAAGTGGCCCGGTACTTAATTCGAACGTTATGGCAAATGAATTAAAAATCACGGATGTAGTCGATCAAAAAGCTTTTGATCAGTTGCGAAACTTTAAGGCGGAATTAAACGAGAATTATTCAATTTATAAGAAGCTTGCTTTAGAATTAGCCGGTGGAG